CAGATATAGATAAATACGCAAACTTGAATACGAATATAGTAAATGACACCAAGAATTCATATACGCAGTCAATAGATATAATGTGTGGTGGTAAAGATTGTTGCCTATTAGGGAATAAATGCGGAACACCTTGCTCTGGTCAATCAAATACGTGTAATGTAGTCACACCAGTACCCGGACCCCAATGGCAAGTCCAATCAGCATCAATCACCCAGAATAGAATGACGAATGGTATATATACATCGTCAAAATGCCCTTTAACATAAATTCTAATAATGACAATTAACGCTTGAAAATAACCCCCAACGCCTTTTGGATTTTCATTTTGATATTGTTGTCCGGTATTGCTTTACCAGATTCATAGTCATTTATAATCTTATACGATACATTAATCTTATTCGCCAAGTCCTTTTGTGTTATTCTATTCTGTAGTCTGGCTTGTTGTATCTGTAACGACAAAGATAAAGATATTTTTTTAACTTCAAATGATTCGGTTTCATTATGAATTTTATGTAGTTTTTGCCCCGACGTAGTTCTATTCGCATTACCAATCACTCTGTGTTTTGTATTATAATTAGAATTCCTAATATCTTTTGTAGTTAGGGTCGTCGATTGTTTTTTTGTAAAAACAACATTATCCCAATCTTGGTGATCGAATGACATATTATTAATAATAACTAACATAATATTTTTAAGTATATACCACACGTCTAAGAACTATCCTGTGGTTCATTAGTATTGAAATCTTTGGGTTTGACGGCACCACTTAACCAAGGTGAATCCTTTTCAAACATATCTTTATATTTAGACGCCAAGTGTTGTTCTTCTCGTTGTTGTTGGTCAAATGTTTGGGGTATATACCTATATTGTATTTTCGGTGGAGGGCAATGATTATTACTACGGACGACCCCAATAGTTATAAAGACAAATCCAATTAGCATTAGTAAAAAAACAAGAGATTTCATATAATATTATGTAATATAATAAGTTAAATACCGATACGTATCGATATGTTATAGGTTAAAATAAAATTGAAATAAATAATTATAGTTATGTATTCAATTCGACAATACATTAAATGCCCGGAAAAACGATTAAACACACCCAGACCAGTTCAAACCGTGGTTCTAATTCACCATTAAATCCAGTCTTTAAACGTGCTGGATGTAAAAAGGGTAGAGGAACTACAAGGTAATTATCCTATGAATTTAATCTTATATATTTTGTTGTCTTTATAAATAATATCGAGTGTATCTTGGTTTTCTGTAATATAATCCATATATTTATTATATTTATCTGTGTTTTTATGATGTTTATTCCATTTATTTACAAATGTTTTAAATAATATATACTTATTATTATGAATCGTTTCTATAATTTCTATAAACTTACCAGTATATAATTCTGCTTTTATATCATCTATGGTATCATCAGCCTTTAATGGAAATTGTATTAATATATTATTGTTGAAATTTGTTAACTTTGATATTTTCTTAGATATAACTGAAATACCTATAATATTACCTATTTTAGATTTATGAATCTTAACCGAATTATACCAGAATTCCATAAAATATAAAACATCGTCGAAATTATGACCCCACATTGTTTTATTGAAATATTTGTAGAATATATCCAACGCATCAGTTCTCTTTATTTTTTTATTTCCTATTTTCTTCAAATCAAGTATGAATTTATTATATTTATTCATTAAACCCTTATTATTATTCAATTTGATCATAAAACCATTATCCCAGCTACGACGATTTATTGTAGGCATTTTCATTGCCGTTTTATATGGTTTCCGACCATTGTTTAATAGAAATGGAATATCTCCATTTTTATTTTTATTATACACTTCTTTATTTATAACACTTAATACATTAAATGCTAATCTAGATTCTGTATTTATCTTTAGATTCAACGCAGTTCTTAATTCATTTATGTAATCTTCATCTAATATAGTTCTCCATCCATTCAACATAATTTTCTGCGTCGCATTTATCCAACTAGTATTTTTATTTACAAACTTCTTTGTTGTATGATGTATACTATTTTCAGCAATATGTATCATTAAATCTAATAATCGTGGTAAATCATCAACCTTAAAATCGTCAAATATCCGAAATTCCATTCCATTTGGTTTATCCATCGATGCCCCAGATATTCGCTCCGCTGGATTATTGGGGTCTGGTCCAAATGTTCTAAAATCACTACTTAAAGTCGTTATACCACCTTCCTTAATAGCAGAAGGACTTGGTTTTATACATGGCTTTAATTTATCTTTTTCGTGAAAATTAAAACCATCCCTCCAAAATGTATTAACATTGGCATATCGACCAATTCCTTTTTTAAAATTCTGAACATTACTCCCCGCAAAATTACCCCATGCTACTCTTAATACTCTAAATGATCCCCTTGCTCTCTTTTCAGTTGTACCAACCGCTTTATCATCACACGAGAAAAACGCAGTTAATAATAAAGGTTCCAACCATTGCATCTGATTGGCAAAATTTATATGCATATCTCGAAATGCTTTTGTTGTTGTTTTATCTGTGTAAGGTAATGTCATTGTAATATGATAACTCCCAGTATATTCAGGATTGGGTTTTCCACCAAATAATACGTAATTACTCATTCCAAAAGGAAATGAACCTATATATCCTTTTTTTTCACATTGCGTATTTGTCCTATCATCATTATCATATAAAATGTTTAGAAAACGATCCTGTAATGTTCTTAATTCATCCTTATATTCATATATTGGTTTAACACCAGTTTTAAGTGATGAGAATGGATTTGTTGTAATAAACTCAGGCATTAAATATGGCGCTTTTTTAAGAACTTCGACTCCATTACATTTTCTTCCAGTTTTCTCAAAAGGAATTTTTGATTGTATTAATTCTTTATCTTCTTGATTTAACTTTATTTTACCATTAAAATCTGCCTTAAGAATTCTATTAACCGCCGATTCACTATCGAATAACTCAAATGCTTTTAAGTTTTTGTTGTCATTGTCATAATATGAATAATTAATGTGAAATAAGTGAGTTTCGTGTTCTAAACCGAACCCCCACTTATGGTGCTGTAGTCTTTTTTTCCTTTTATTTTTCATTATATTGGCATATAGTGTCTCATATGCCAATATACTCTCTGGATTACGACGCATATAAGAACTCTCTGTTGTTCGACTACGTTGCCTTCCTCCAATTTTCTTAGTCGGGTTTGATAGTTTTCTAGTTCTATATATTTTTTTACCTATACTATTAGATATGGGTTTTTCTCTCATATAATATAATATAATATTATATTTTATTCTAATAATTCATAAAATTTACTTATTGAATCACTTGTTAAGGAATTAATATAATTCAATAACCACGTCTTTCCATAAATACCCTTGTCGAACATATCATACCCGTGTGTCATAGCAAGTTGTTCCATATACTCTGGTTTCATACTAACTATATTATCATTATATATATGTAATCTCGCACTATAAAATGTTTCTCCTTGAACTAAATGTTTAACTTCCCCGTCATTTTTAATTTTTGTATATATATCCTGAATATGTTTTTTATTAAGATATTTGGCTGTCATTTTATCATTATAATTCTTTGCCTGAATTGCTATCTTTTTATTGTCTTTTTCAACTATTAAATCAACCCCCGCATCATTCGTACCACCTGTCAGTTTTACATTATATCCTTCATTCTCATATATAATACCAAGAACTTTTTCAAATATAATACCATCTCTTCTAAATCCATTCGCCTTATGAATTAATTTATCATTTAACCGATGTTTTATAATACCTATATCATATATATTTTGGCGTTCTTGTCTACATATATCTATATAAGACGAATTTACATAAAATCTATTATTCAATTTATGTTTTTTATAAGTATATTCTATCCCATTATTTACCATAGAGCCATAACAGCGTTTATTTGAATGACTTGAAACATTCATATACATATATGATGTGAATATCTTGGTATGATTCAATGTTTTTCTAACTAGCATTATATTATATAATATATATTGATTCTAAATATATATTACACAATTAAACATTAAAAAGACTTTATCTGATATTTATATAAATTAACGAAAAATAGTTAATTTATGTATTATATAATTATAATACATACACGTGAAAATAATGATTCATAAAAATATCTGAATTAAGTCGATGTTTTACGCGTGTCAAATATTTACCACTCGGACTTTTCACTTTTATTCATACAGCTTGTTAATCGTTAGTTTTGGTCCTTTTTTAGTTTTTGAATAATCATTTATATCAATTGATGTTTCCTCATCATCATATTCAGGGGCATTATTATAATTAGAATTGTTATAATCCCATACACTATCTGGTCCTATACGGAAATCATCGTGTTTATCGGCTTTATACCAAAATACTTGGTCCTCAATCTTGTTGCTTTTAGCATTATTACATATTACAAGACACTCGAAATTTTCAGTACATTGGTCCATAGTAGAACAGAACATATCAAATGTTGGAAACATACCAGCATAATGGTCATATATACGTCTTCTATTAGAAACAATATTTTCTCGTAATATAAAAACATAATCAATATTTGTTCTTAAATTAGGTGGGATTCCTAACGCAAACTGCATAGTTAATAGAAATAGAATATTAAAGTGCCGTCCATTCATAAAAACTGCCCTAATGTTCTTATCCTTTTGCCACGTATTATCATATAGACAATCATCTAATATCAGAAAAGTTCTAATATCTAAATTATTACTTGGATCATTATTAACAATATTCTTTAACTTTTTCTGTCTTTTAATAATATTTGATGTAATCTCAGGAGCATACTCATCGTGAATAAAAATAGGGGGGACAATATCAGAATAGAATCTATTTGCCTGTTCTGTTGGTGATATAACAGTCCCAACAGGAACATCTTGATGATAATAAAGGAGGTCCTTTGTTAAGTAAGATTTACCAGTATTTCTTTTACCGATTAAAACAACGACACTATCATCCTGTATAGATGACATATCAAACTTCTTCAATTGTAAGTTCATTACATTATATTATAATATAATTTATAGGGTGGTCCGCAATTAAGTTTATAGACCTAAATAAGTTCCTATGATTGTTTCAAAGGTTGACTTATTTTGTAAATCCCATCCTATACTCCATGTCATAACGCCTCTTAATTTTGGAAGTTTTTTTAAAATGTCTTCTACTATTATATCTGGTTTTCTATAACCAGAACTAGCACCCTCTGAACTTGCAGGAAACCCAACGCTAAAATTTGAACTATCAAACGTAACATTATATGTGGTATGTTTACCTGTAAAACTAATTTTTTTACTTGTCATAGTGGTCCAGTAATTAACAATACTTTCCGGTTGCTCAACTAGTGGTCCCGTATTATACATTTGAGGGAATACTAACCAGAATGGATTATCATAAAGAGCATCTTTATCGAATGTAATATCATTAAATTTAACAGATTTGCTAGGATATCCATACATACTGACAACCTCATTTGTCCCTGCGTTAATACTTCCCACCGCCCCTGTACAACCTCCTAGGTTACTACATTGTGGGGCACCACATACAATATATCCCGCTGCTTTAACCTGTCTCGCAATCTCCCGAAATGCTAATCCAATTATTTCATAGTCATTTAGTCTATTTTCTATATCAAAATCAATTCCATCTAAATTATATTCTTGTATTAATGTTATAGCATCTGACACAAAATTATTTATAAATGATTGTTTTATATAGTCAGAATATATATAAGGTGCGGCACCACCACCTATACTACCTAAAATAATTTTATTATTGGTCTTTAATTTTGTTATATTTTCTTTAGTGGGGCATACATTTACAGGTGTTGCTGAATGTGCGTCGGCTGCACCCCAACAATTATTAGAATTAGATACTACATTTAAATTACCAGCTATAGTTACATTAATGAATGACATAATAATTATATTATATTTTGTATTTATTAGTTCGTCTAGTGTTGCTATTTTATTACTCGGGCATGTAGGGCAATAGTATCCAATTAAATATTTAGATGGTACTTGTTTACAAACAGGACCATCGTCGCCACATACACAAACCCCCTCATCACAACTACCACACCCATTGAGTTTACACGTTGATTCATTTAATGAATAACATTTACTATCACACACCCCTATACACGAACTATTTATAGTACATCCCGCCCCCCCATCACATCCTGATGTGATATTTACTATTTCACAATGACTACCTGTTGAATTTTTATAACAACCCGTTGCCGTTTTACAATCACAACTTATAGTATAAGTTCCATCTGTCTTTTTTGCACTACATGTCCCTCCGTTTTTACACGGCTTTGCCTCACAAGGATCAGAATATTCCCATTTACAATAACCTCCTCCATCAATAGCATCACATTTTGTTTCTGTACACGGACCGGGAGTACAATTAGATTTACACCAAGAATTTGTTGCTAACAATCCCGCAGTTATACATATACCTCCTCCACTAGGTGGATCAGGTGGATCGGGCGTATAATCAATTGTTATAGAATTATCTGTTATTGTTAATCCTGTTATCTTTGGAGACATACTATATATTAGATAATATATATAATCTAATAGAATTGAAATTAAAAATCAGGTAAATCGGCAACTAGTTGTGAAACAGGTTTCTCAACGGCGGTTTGTATAGACTCGGCAACATCACTGGTTAATTTAGAAAAATCAACTTGTTCTAACGTTTTTCTCTTTAGTGGGGAACTAGCGGGGGTATTATCAATCACACCCATATGGTAATTACAATATATAACTACAACGGACGATAAGAATGATATAATAAACACTTTCAAATAATACATTTTATCTATATAATTTTCGGGGTCAGCCGTGTCAATCATATATACACATAGTGTTATAATACACGCAATTATAAGGGATGGTATAACTGGCAATGACAATAATAAGGATAACATTTTATATAACAAATAAAATAAATATATAATGCAAACTTAATCTTAATTATACTAATCTAATGCCATCTATTGTAGATAAATTGTTATAATCTATATATATAAACCCCTTATCATTTAATAGATTATATATGTTATATATAACGTGGTTTTGTGTTAATTTACCATTCGTCATAAAATGTCCGCACTGACCTAATATATCTACACCCCCTCTTGTACTATGAGCCCACGATGATTTACAATCAGCATAACGTTGAAATAATACACATATATAAGTATTATTTCGATAATATAAATTATTATCATTATGTAGTCGTAATGTAATAAATGGTCTATTCCAACCATCAACCCCTCTCATTACTTTGTGTGTGAGGTGTTTAACCTTAACACAATCTATATAACCAGTCGCTCCTAAATAATCAGTATCCCATGTTAAAACTGGATACTCTAACATTTTACCTATACCGCCTAATAATTTTATAATTTCGTCGTCATATAATTTACATATATCATTTTTGTCGTATTCTATTTCATTTTTTCTATTTTCTAATAATTCTTTATAATACGTCGATGCTTTATATGAACTAATGGTGTCAATCTTTGAATTATAACTATTTATTATAAGTAGAATGCTTGTTGGTAAGTTATCCATCATATTCATAATTATATTTATATGTTTATGTGAAAACGATGAACTAATATATTTACCTATCCCACCTAATAATTTTATAAACCCTCTTTCGTCCAGCGTTAAAAGGGCTCTCTTTCCTTCAAAGACATCCCCGAGGACCTGTGCGTGGACCTGTGCGTGGACCTGTGTGTGGACCTGTGCGTGGACTTGCGGTTCGATTTGAATATGCACAGGCTGGAGTTTGGTTCTTACGGTGATCGAACCCTAACAACACAAAGAATAGGATGGATAGTCCTCCCACATAATAGCCAAGATAAATCGTCATACCACTATTACCAGAGCAATAGTAGTTGTATGTCGATTTTTTTAATTATGACTACACGTCATATAAAAGTATATATAAAAGAGACATACTATTATAGATATAATGACCCCTATATTAATGACCCCTATATTATATTTTATCTATATAATACCCGTATTATCACAACACGACGAACTAATATATTTGCCAAATACTAACTATATACATTTATCTGGTGAGATTGAGCCAGATATGGCAAATGAAATTGTATCAGAATTATTCGATCAAGATGATGATTTCTATATGTATATTGATTCAAATGGCGGATGTGTAGAAAGTGGGTTGAAAATAGTGAAAATGATGAAATATCTACAAACAGAAAATATTAAGATTAAATGTATTGCTGATAAAGCGTTTTCAATGGCATTTCATATATATCAACGATGTTCTGAACGTCTATTTATGTCAAATACAATATTAATGCAACATGAAATGAAGCTTTATATAAATGGTAATATCGAAGATTCAAATAAATTATTAACGAAATATACAAGGTTAAATGATGAAATTATTAGCTATGATAGCACTCGATTAATTATGGATAAAAACGAGTACATAAAACATCTTAAACACGAATTATGGTTTTCGGGGCAAGATATTATAAAACATAATGTCGGCGATAGACAAATATCATTGATAATATAATATTATATATAATATTATATATGATATATATAAGTATTATCATTGATATACTATCTTATATATTACCATTTATAAATGAAATATCAAATATTCTAACCGCGTCTAATCTTAAACCATTCAGGGGATTATATAAACGATGTGTTGATAGATATTTATTACCATCTAATGTAATAAAAATTATTTCAAAGAATAAAATATGTACGCCACAAGAACTACGAAGTAAAATAATAATTGATATATTAGGACTATTGGGGATTATTATAAATATAGCAAAGAATGCTATACAATTTGGATACCTAACAAGTATATTATCAGGTATTGTTGTTGTTATGATATCATTTGTTATTCCCAATTTATACTTACAAAGAATTATTATTAGTATTAAAAAATATTATAAACTTAAATATCGCAATTCATCTATTATTATAGGATTGTTTTTTATAGCATTTGGTATTGTAGTAATGATTGGTCTTGAGAAATTAATACAGAACCTAACACGTGATATAGTAATAGACCCAGAACTAGAGAAATATATATATCCTAGGTAATTCAATTAGAAGAATTCAATTCAAAGAATTCAATTAGAAGAATTCAATTCAAAGAATTCAATTAGAAGAATTCAATTCAAAGAATTCAATTAGAAGAATTCAAATTTATTCTGTTTTTTAACAGAATCAGATGGTTGTTCTTTAACAATTACATTTTGAGACTCTGTTTTATAATTTTTCGGAATTATATTTTCTTCAATCCTAACATTTTTGATATCTTCGTCCGAAAATCTCAACTTTTTATGTATAACTCTTTTACGAGGTTCTAAAATACTTGACGAAAATTGCGTATGATCATCCTCATCTTGCTCTTGCCCATCATCTTGCCCTCCTTCATCTTGTTCTCCTTCATCTTGCTCTAGTTCTTCACCATCCACTTCATCTTGTCCATCATCTTGCCTATCATCTTGCTCTTGTCCATCATCTTCATCTTCGCCATCTTGCTTATGTTCTTCTTCTTCATCTTCGCCATCTTGCTTATGTTCTTCTTCTTCTGGCATATCATCAAATATTAGTGTTGTGTCTCCTATTTCAGGGCGTTGTCTAGTCTGTATTTGTTTAGCACGTCGATTAATAAAATATTGAATATTTGTTGGTTTATCTGATTTTTTTTTGGGGGCTAATACTATATTTTCTACTTCTTGTTCTACTTCTTGTTCAACTTCTTTTTCAACTTCTTTTTCTACTTCTTTTTCTACTTCTTTTTCTACTTCTTTTTCAACCAAATGTTCTACTTCCTTTTCAACTTCTTTTTCTACTAATTCCTCGTTGTCTACTAATTCATCAGTGTCTACTAATTCCTCAGTGTCTTCCTCTTCTAAGTCTTGTTTACTGACCATATCATACTCATCATTCGATTCCCCACGAGTTATTATATTCGCATTATTAATACTTCCTAAATATTTATTTAATAATGTCTTGATTGGTAATAAAGATCTTATAGCATTAGTTATACATTCACCAATAATTAGCAACGCATCTCTTATATTACGTTGTTTTTCTTTGATATCAGTAATTGATTTATCATACAAATACGGGTTCTTGTATATCTCTCGAGCAACCTCAATATAACATCTATGGATAAAATGCGGTAGTCTAGGGACACTAATATCAATCTTTTCATCATCTGTCTTTATTTTAACAGCTGCTAAAATCTTAGTATTACTTATAAAAACAGCAGTAATCAGATTATCTAACCATTCACAATCGGATACTTCTACAATTCGGGATGTTTCGTGTTCTATAATGTCTTGGTTCCATTTAGGAACATCTCGAAGGGATGTTTGGAAATATGATAATACTTCTGTATCAACATTATTCTCATTTGATTCGTTATATAATGAATCAATCCCCTCATATAAACGAGGGATTAAAATGTTTTGTAACTGCTTAGTATACTCATTCTTAGCATCTGTTATATAATTAATATCCATTAAATTTAATGATATTAATTTTGGTAATTAATTACGCAAAAAAATAATAATGAGTTAATACCCATTAAAAATACTCTGAACATCCTGAGGAAGTTCCTGTAATGTAATATTATATGTATCTTCGATGTCCTTCATCATATTCTTGTCATCGCTTCTATTATAATCTGCGAAATTAATAGAACACGCCTTTCTACCATATCGACCACTTCTACCAATACGATGAATATATACAGACGTGTCTTTGGGTAAATCATAATTAATAACAAGTGAAACCTGTTGAATATCAATCCCACGAGACAATAAATCAGTTGTAATAAGAACTCTTACACTACCTGCCTTAAACTCCCCAACAATCTCATTTCTATCTGCCTGTGTCATATCACCAGTAACACATTTAACAGGGAAATTATCATCTTGCATCATATTTGTTAAAATTTCCACCTTTTTTCTAGAATTACAATAAATAATAGATTGATTAATATCAATAAGTTCATAAATCTCTTTTAAAGCAGCGTATTTATTATGCTCTTCTAGGATAATATAGTATTGTTGAATTCCCGCAAGAGATAATTGTTCTTGCTTCACAAGAATTTTAAGTGGATCTTTTAGTATATTACATTTTTCAATAAATTCAACCATTTCATCTGGAATTGTTGCGCTGAATAAATGAATTTTACCACTTTCTGGGATACTCCTGACTATCTTTTGAATTTGGTCATAGAATCCGATTGAAAGGATCTCGTCCCCCTCATCTAAAATCAAATTTTTAATATGAGTCATATTGATTAATTTCCTAGTAATCATATCACAAATTCGACCAGGTGTTCCGACAATAATCTTATTGTTAATTTCGTTACTTGATTTATCCATATGCGCAAACCGACGACTATTTGTCGATTTCTGAATACCCCCGATGGCAAGGTGTATACTAATAGTTTTATGAAATTTTGACAAATTCTTACACACCTGTTCTGTTTGTTTTGCGAGTTCCCTTGTTGGTGAAATAATAATAGTTTGAGGAGCATCAATAGACTTGTCTATCAATTCCAAAGTACCAATTACGAATGTTCCTGTCTTACCAGTTCCAGAATGTGATTGAGCAATCATATCTCTATTTTGTAGCATTGGTTTAATTGCTTTTTGCTGAATACGTGATGGTGTTTCGTATCCATACGCATATATACCCTTTAATGTATTTTCTGATAAACCGAGTGATTCGAAAGTGTCATAGTTTATAATCTCCTCACTACACGTATAATCCCCGATTACAAATTCCGACGGATTAGAAGATTCATTAGTATCTGATTCGTTATCAGAATTAATAGTTAAATTGTTTGTATTTTCTGTATTCATTATTATTAATTAATAATAAAATCCTTTTAAATAATATTATCCACATACATCATATTGGTACATTGCTGATGTAAATGATCCACAAACTGGTTGGGTATTAGGACATGGTAATTTAGCTGCCCTAGGTATCATATTATTAACAGCAGGGGTTGGAACACATGGGCGATGATTATCTTTAACAACTAATCTAGTTGGGATTTGCATTTCACCTGGAAATATAACCTGATCTTGTGGGTCAAGACATAGGGGTTGGAATCTATTCCATCCTGTTCCCCGAAGTGTATTGGGTGGATTACTAAGTCTAGTATCTTCTACATCAAAATGACAAGTTGGATAATCAATTAAACTATCATCTCCACATCTCCCACCTGCTTTTTTACTATTACACCCACTTACAACACCCTGTCCGCATGGCTGACCTTGATGATTACATCCACATTTCGTACATTTTGGTCCATATTTCTTATTAGGACATCTGCTAATAGGACGATTGATGTTTTTTAACTCGGTGTCAATATCAATTGGTCCAGCATTAAATCGTAAATCAACACCTGAATTCATACTATTACCAGTTTTCTGTAATCTAATTCTAGGATTATCCTGATAGCAAGAACCACATAAAACAGGAGTTCCTACCTGATATATACCGGGTCCGATTGATTCGTCAATATTTTTCTTTTCTTCACATCTATCATATTTTAGACGATTGAAACTCATATATTATATATTAATATAATATTTCTGATAAATAATATTTCTGATAAATATAAAATAGTTTATAATAGATAAATGCTTAATCTTCGTCGCCTTTAGTCATCTGATTAAAATGTTGAAAAAACTCTTTCAGAGCCAGAAGTCGGTTCTTATCAAACCTATCCTTCCAGCAGTCTTCTAGTGATTTAATATCCCGTAGACTACCAGCTGGCTTCATTTTGGGTATTGACGTCCTTTCGATTGTATGCGGTCGTGGCATTTGAATATCTATAATATGAATTATATAATTTATAATTCATATTTTTTATAATGTGTAACAAATTGCTACATCTTAGTAGAGGTCATGTCCCTTCGGGTAGGCAACCATTTCGTGGTGTGGAATGACTCTCATCCACTGAATCCATCGCCCAATATATAGGTCCCAAACCCACTCACCCATACGATGTCCTGTGTGACGAGGGCACGCTCCCTTACCACGTAGCCAGCAACGATATCCGTTGCGGATGACGTATACTTTCCTTGATTGTACGGACGTTACCACGTGGTCTTCGCGTTTATCTACGAACACTAGCTCGGAGAGCGAACTTGGCTTACTGGTAGTAATACTACCAGGTACACGACGATGGGGGGGAATGTATAGTTCAGACATTTTGTGAGATATTAATCTATAATATTTTATTCAAATTTTATTTAAAATTTATTTACAATTTATTTACAATTTATTTACAATTCCCAACCTTCATATTAGGCGTCGGGACTATAGATGGATATCTAACCATCTGACAACCCGGTTGATGAATCATATCGGGACGACAACCAGGTTTATCACACGGGATACCACTCGTATTACCCGGGCAATTTTTACAAGGTGGTTGGTAATGTTTAGACGGGCAATTACTTGCGTTACGTGTCTGTCCTCTTAAATCACTTTCTAAATCAACTAGATTACCACTAAATAAACTAACACCATTGCCTCCAACAGAACCAAGTTCAATCCTACATTTCGAGCAATTTTGATATTTACCAGGATACATATTATAATTTAGGGGACTAATGCTTTGGCTTAGGTCTTTTTTATAAGCACAAGAATCATATATTAAACGATTAGAACTCATTATATATTAATACTAGAAAATTATTCTAGTATTAAGAGTTATTAAGATTTATTAAGAGTTATTCTATATTAAGATTTTTCGCTAATTCTTTTTGCAAAGCGTCCTGATTTGATAAATTAGAAGCCATTTTATTCTTCTTTGCTGATTTTTTCGTATTGGTCACCATTTTATCAAAAACAGCTGACATTTGTTCGTTATCTCCTACAATTTTTTCTTTCATTTGATTCATTGTGCGTTCTTTATGAGTCTTATTCATTCTACCCATCTTACGCTGGTTCATTCTAGAACGAAGTTTCCCTAGAAGTTCTGTTCTATCTGTATCTTTATCCGTCATTACTATTATTACATATATAAACCTTTATATTATTTAACCAATTCTAACAGCACTTGGAATACAAGAAACTCTTCTTTTAATTATTTTTTTAGTTGTGTTTGGGGGTGTACCACACACAATAGCATAATCTACAAATTCACGATGTCCATATGTACTACCATTGTATCTATAAAAACGTCTATCTAATTTTGCGGTTGCTTCTTCCATATTTTCGGCTAAAGTATTTGAACGAGAACCACTTAAATGTCCGGTTGGTTCTGCCGCAGTCGGAGGCCATCCATCAACAGTATTATATGTTATATCTTGGTATCGATTAAGAACTTTCATATAACTCTTGTTCTTTGAAAGTTCTTTTTGTATTATAAGACTTAGTTTAACACATTCATTAGAACAATTACAACTCTTCTTAATATGTATTTTACAACTGGGTCCTCGTTGTCTACAGAAACATTTTAAATGTTCGGGGAAATATCCATATTCAATGTTATATGCGTTAAATGCTTTTTTCCCAAGTGTTGAAAATCCATTTTTATAATTATCAACCCTACAAGGTTTTTTCTTAGAAAATTGTTTAACACATTTTTTATTAACCCCAAATCCACAATTTGTACACCCTGAATTACAACAGAACTGAAATGGCGAATAACTATTATTCATATATAATATTGTAATATAATTATTTAATATAATTATTTAATCATCTAAAAATAAAATATATCTATATAATATAAAATGGTCAAGAATATTTTGACTAGTAAAACTCAATGTATGACACCTGTTACTATTTTCTCCGTTTTGGCGGTTGCCGTTGTTATTATGTATATTATATATAATATTAAGACTGGGGTCCATATCCGTGATATAATGGATTCTGAATTAAAACAAGGTCGGAAACAACATTTACTCCATGTATTAAATTATTTTGATGTTTCTGTTGTATATGGAATTATGGAACTTCTTATTAAACTCATTATGATTGGCACTGTCATTTATATTTTATGTGTCCAGCGAAAGGCTGGTGTTGCTTATCTTATAACAGGGCTCATACTAATTGTATGGGTATCTGGATTAATCCATTTCGTCCAAGTATATAATAGTGTAAATGATAATTCTCAGGCATCTTTAGGTAGTGTCAAAGAAAATATGTATGCTACTATTGATAATAGCTCATAAACATTCGTTTTATCTTATTTTTATCTTAAATTAATAATATTTATATTATTAACTAATATGTATAAATATCTTAAATTAATATTATTATTTATAATATTCGTTTCAATAATATATGTAATGTATAAATACCAAAACGTCCTATTATTTATTCCAAAATTAATTGGAATATCATTCGCTTTTCTAACATTGATTATTCCTAGATATGTTGATTATTTACCAGAATACCTATATTTTAGTAGTTTTAAGAAGACAGATAAGCTAAAAGAAGATAAGTTTTATAATAATAATCTGACAGAAAATGATAAAATCATAATACGGCAAAATCAAAAGAATGAATGTTATATGTGTAAGTCTCATTTAAACAATAACTACCACGTTAAATCAACAACTACTATTCGAAATAATACTAATTCATTAGCAAGTTACTATATTATATGTGATATATGTAATTCTAAATAACCATATGAACTACTACCAAAATATTGTAAATAACCAACAAATATAATATATTATTATAGTATATGAATACTAAAAATAGCAGTAAACCATCTAGTATTAAGAGTACGATTAATAAAAAATATCATAAATTCATTCCTAATACTAATAGTATTAAAAAATTAACAAAACTAAATTACAATATGGCAAAGGCAGCATATGAAATGACAGACCAGATTAAGGTTATAATAATTGTAATACTTATTATAGTATTAGTTGTATTATTCTATTTTTTAATATATAAAAAACATAATACAACAAAATACAAGACATTCCTAGATACAACAAAAGGTGGGGTGCTAGTCCCATATGATTTTTCAACATCATTAAAAATCAAAGGAAAATCAAGTACACCTCAATCTATACCAGCCCGAATGCTTAATATGTCATATGGTAATACCGCATTCACTATATCATTTTGGGTTATGATAAATAATGTTCAAAAGGACTGGGTTCATTTACTAAGTTATACAGATGGCTCAACAGATGGCTCCACAAATGGCTCCACAGATGGATCCACAGATGGATCCACAGATGCTGTTTCACCCCAACAATATCCCGGTATTTGGTTATCACCTAACAATAATCGACTTAGTATATATTTAGACTCACAAAAATCAACCAGAGAAATGACTACAATTGAAAATATTAGAATGAGAAAATGGATTAATATAACATGTGTTGTTGATAATCAAGCAGTCGGTTTATATGTAGATGGGAAACTAAATACGAGTTATGTTATTGCGGGGACACCACTAATATTAAATAATACTGGTAAAATATATATAAATAATAATCAGTTTACTAAGAATAAATCGAATAAATCGAATAAATCGAATATAGCGAAAGGTGAAATACAGGTGGCATTATTGCGGGTATATAGTGGCTATTCTAACCCAGCGGAGGTAAATAACTTATATGAACTATATAAACCAACGATTGATACATATACAGACCAACAATTTGAAAAATTAAAATATAATCCAATTACGCCATTTACAGAAGTAGACGAGAATGTTAAAACTGATATGGAATATATAGAAGACAATGATACATATCATATACCACATGGCGATAATTTATAATTCTATAAATATAATATTATATAGAATATATAATAATGAATAATTCAGGGGCAACAAATTCAAGAGCGAATAAAGCGAAGAAAGAAGTAGCAAATGCGTATTCATCTGTTAAGAAATCAGTATCTAATTTAGGAGCATCTAATTTTATAGGTGTAATAATATTATTAATTATTGTAATAATAATCATTATAATGTGGGGAAAAGCAGTATCAAATGTTAATATTAACAATAATATATATAACCCCATATTAGTATCTGAACCAGTTAATGCGGCAAATACGAAACTAGCTTCTAAAACATTCACCATACCACCCCCAACACAAGGGCTTGGGTTTGCGTATAGTATGTGGATATATATAGAAGACTTCAGTTATAGGTTAGGTTCATGGAAGAATATTATAACCAATGGGAACGAATCATCTGGGTTTTCACCTCTTATTCGTTTATACCCAAATACAAATACATTACACGCTAGGATATCAACGTCGGTGTCTCTTAATGAGGGGTGTGATGTTCCAGACATACCGCTTCAAAAATGGGTTCATATAGTATATATATTAAATAATAGAAATGTAAGTATCTATGTTAATAATAAACTAGCTAGAAGCTGTGCTCTAAAGGGTATCCCTATTATAAACCCTGTTAAAAACAAGGTTTCTATTTGTCATGAAGGCGGGTTTTATGGTAAAATATCAAGAGTTCATTATTTTTCAAAAACTATATCTCAGACTAAAATATTACAGCTTTATAATAGAGGTCCATTTAATGAAGCACATAAATATAATCTACAATTATTTAATGAAACCCCATTCGATGTTGTAAATTCTGGAAATGATTAAGATATTTTATATAATAAATAATTATATAAATATATAATATATGGGAAAAAAGAACAATAACAACAATAACAACAATAATAACAATAACAACAATAATAACAATAACAATAACAATAACAATAATAAAAGTAAGTTATCTCGGTTTAATCCCAAAAATTGGGGATTAAGAAATAAAAATATAAGTATTGGTTTAATGTCAGTTTCACTTGTATTTATAATATATTTTATATATGTTGTTATTAGAGATTTTAATACATACAAAGATAAAAATCCATATTTAATCGAAGGGACTAAAATTGCTAAAACTCCAATGGTTATACCAGGTCATAAAATTAATAGGTCCGTTGATGGTAAATTCGGAATAGAGTTTGCGTATACTATGTGGTTATATGTAGAAGATAGTAATTTTGTTGAACCACGTGCGCATAAAGAAAAACATATATTCCACAAAGGATCAAAGAGCGGTACACCATTGGCGTCGCCTAATATGTGGTTAGATAAAGAAATTAACAAACTCCACGTTAATATAAATACCTTTCATTCAGTTAAAGAGTCGTGTGATATAGATAATATACCAGTTAATAAATGGTTCCATATAGCACTCGTTGTTATAAATAAATCTGTAATGATTTATGTAAATTGTAGTCTTAAGAAAAAATGTACATTAGTGGGTGTTCCTAAATTAAACTATGGCGACCTTTATATTAATTTATATAATGGATTTGAAGGATTTATTTCACAATTTAGATACTGGAATAAAGCAATATCTCAATATGAATTAGAAGATTTATGCGAATCTGGTCCATCTAAATCACCATGTACTCAACCTGGTGCTAGACCACCATACCTTTCAAAAGATTATTGGATGAGAACCGAGTTTCCAAATGCGATTGGTCTAAAAGACCCCGTATCCACTCCGTCAAATTAGTGATTTATATCACTAATAATATTTATGTATGTTATACTATATATGAACCAGAATATATGGGGTCCGCATTTTTGGGTAACACTTCATACTTTAACATTCAATTATCCACTTAAACCAACTCATTCAGATAAACACTCTTATTATACATTTATAACAACTCTAAAAGATATATTACCATGTAAAATATGTAAAAAGAACTTTAATAGAAAGTTAAAAGAAGACCCGTTAAAGGGGTATTTAAATAACAGACGCGATTTTGCGTACTGGATGATTGATTGTCATAATAAAGTAAATAGTGAAACTGGGAAAAGATATTATTCAAATGAAGAAGTTATACAAATTTATGAACATAAGTTTGATACAAAAATTGAACTAAATGTTTCTAAGATTAAAACAACTACATATAATTATAATATATATACTAATATAATATTAATAGTATTAATTATTATTATAATTATCATAATAGTTTATAAAATGAATACGAAACTAATTATTAAAAAATTATAATTAGTTTTGTATAAATTGACTAGTATTATTTGTTTTCAATATAACATTACATAAAATATATAGAATATTATGTAATACATTTTTTTTAGCAATACTATATTCTCGGAATAGTTCAACTACTTCAATATATGTAGCCCATTTGATATCACCAATTTCATTCTTTTGAAATTCTGTATTTTCGACTTTTATATCGGATGGTTCATTATTTAACTCTGCTAAAAAATAATTATTCTTATATGTCACACCATCAGACCCAACATATTTTTCTATAAATTCATTATTATCCAATAACATCGTATATTCGTGTTGTTTAATATTTGTTTCTTCTTTGAATTCTCGTTCTGCGCATACTAACTCTTTCTCGTTTATGTTTTTTCGACCTTTTGGCAATTCCCATTCAGGTGTATTATATATAGATTTATTCATCAATATTATAGTTTCAAGTCTAATAAATACAGGAATTGTTTTATTAAATTGACACATTACACCAGCCCTTAAATTATTAAATTTTATATTCGACATATTATACTCAGCCATATGACAACTAGTAACGTTTTTTATATCCCACATATCACACCAGAGGTCTGAGAACTCTTTATTTAAAAGTGCCGATTGTTCGGGTATAGACATTTTAGAGATCATATTACATATATAATGTAAATTATCATAATAATAACGTCCTCTCAAAAATTCAACATAACATAAACTATGTTTTCTGCGAATTATAAGAAATTTAATGTTATCTTTGACATATTCAAGTAATGGTTTGATTGTATGAACCGAACTAATATAGTTACTGGTCATATTTAATATATTTTTAAATTTATTATTATGAGATATACATATTAACCCCCAACTATTAATTGGATATAAACATCTAGATTGGATATGTCCACCCTTACCACAATTTAAACATAATAAATTCGTTTTATATTTACCATACATTTTATATAATTATATACCTAAATTTAAGTATTTTACATATATTAGATAATAAAAATCTATATTTAACATATAACTATATATATATGAGTGGGTTTCAGTATTACCCAAATATTAAAAACAATAATAATTTCAATAAAAAATTATTATCTAAATTAGAATTTAGAAATATTTTCGATAAAGAAGAATCAAAATATCAGAAATTATTCCCACAGCAAGAATTTTTAAAACAATATATTTCTGTCGACACTCCATATAATGGAATTCTTATATTCCACGGAACAGGTGTTGGTAAAACGTGTACTGCTATTAATATAGCGGAGGGGTTTAAAGAATATGCTACTAAAACAAATAAAAAGATAATTATTTTATCATCCAGCGTCGTTAAAACCCGTTTTATAGAAGAGATTTATAATTTTAATAAAGACGAACTAAATCAATGTATAGGTGATGTATATATTAAAGATAGTTTCTTAGCTAATAAAACATTATCTGAAAAAAAAAAAATATTAGGTCAGAAAATTAAAAAAATATATGAATTTTACGGATATTTAGAGTTCGCAAATATTGTTAAACGAAAATATATTAAAACACCCGAGTTATCTGAAATAGATAAATCTAAAATTGTACAACGTCGTATCCGAAAAGAATTTAGTGATCGTATTATTATAGTTGATGAAATTCATAATTTAAGAAAATCTAATACTAATATTGATAATAAAAAGGCATCTATTATACTTGAGGCAATTGTGAAATATGCTACCAACATTAAACTAATATTAATGAGTGCAACCCCTATGTATGATAACGCAACTGAAATTATATATATATTGAATTTATTATTGTTAAATGATAATAGACCACCGATTAAACATTCTGATATTTTTACTGGACATGGGCTAACACCAAACGCAATAGACGTAATAAGAAAGAACTCAAAGGGTTATATATCATATATAAGAAGCGAAAGACCATTTCAATTCCCATTTCGTATAATTCCACCTGAAGCAAAATTACTCAAATATAAATATGATTATAAAGGTAATAAATTATCAACCACTGATAATTTAAAATATACGCATTTATATCCATGTGATTTAAGTAAAGAACATTATTCAGAATATATTAAATTATATGATACACTGGATGATACACTGGATGATACACTTGATGATAGTAATAAGTCATCTGCTAGTAATAAGTCAACTGATGCCGACAAACACAACGTATTCTTAAATACCGCTACCAAATATAATATTATTTACCCAACAGGCAATAAAGGAAAATATGTAACTGGTTCAATGGGATATCAAAAAACTAAAAATTCAATTGGAGGGTTTTATTATAATAAAGAAAAAAAGAATCGTGTATTTAAATACCAAGCACACGCCTATATAAATAAAATACCTTTTATGGATATTAAAAACATAGGTACATTTTCATCAAAATTTTCAAATCTACTCAATAATGTTATTAAATCAACTGGGAAAATATTTATATATGTGAGTGAGATTTGGAATGGTATTATACCATTATCACTTATGTTAGAACAGAATGGATACGTAAGACATACTTGTAAGAACGAATTGCCATATTTAAATAGTAAGCATAAGTCTAAACCAAGATGTTATAAATGTGGACTATTCGTCACCGATAAAATACATTTTAAAAAACATAAAGACTATCACGAATTTAAAATTGCCAAATATATATCATTGTCGAGTGATAATAGTATGAATATTAATTCTTTAATAACGAAATTTAATAATAAATCAAATACAAATGGAGAAGAGATTAAAATTATAATTGGAACTAGAATATTATCAGAAGGAATTGATGTTAAATGTATACGTCAACTTCATATATTAGACCCATGGTATAATATATCTAGATTAGAGCAAATAGTTGGGAGGTCAATAAGAACAAATTCTCATATAGATTTAGACCCAATTAATCATAATGTAGAAATATTTATATATGTTAATACTCCATATAAATCCAGTTCTGAAAAAAATAAAACATCTGAATTAATTGATGTTAATATATATAGAATAGCAGAAGCCAAAGATATAATGATAAAAAAGGTCGAACATATACTTAAAAATAATGCCGTTGATTGTGGATTATTTCAATATATGAATATTATATATAAAGACCAGATTGTTCCACAGATAACATCGCGAGGATTTCATATAAATTATAATATTAAAGATAAACCATATAGTCGTATATGTGATTATATGGCTAAATGTGAATTGAAATGTAATTTCAATATATCTAACTCTGATTTAATTAATACAAATACATTCAATATTATAAATAAAACATCTGAAATAATGAGCTTGAAGTATAAAATTAAAGGGTTTATTAAAAATACCGAAATATTTACTTTACAAATATTGTTAAACTATATCGGTGAAAGCACACTATCAAGTATCTATATATTATACAAAGCATTGAATGATATTATACAAAATAAAGAAAAGGTTATTTTTAATAAAATAAATGGAACCCTTACATATTACAACGCATACTATATATTTTTATCGAATAATATAAAGAATAGTCATACACCACTTCATTATAGAAGTGTTATATTAAATAAGAGGGTTAAATATATAGACATAAATGATTCAGATATTGATATTAGTTCTAATAATTCAGCCAATATAAATATTAATGTCGAAGAGATATTAGCTAAATATAATCATTTAATAAAAAAATATACTAACATTTTGAAAAAAATAACTAAAATAGATAATATTATTTTATTAGAAATGATATTAGATACATATAACAAAGATGTTATAGAGCATCTAGTAAATCTATATCATAAATCACCAGAAGATAATATTTTACATAGTTATTTCAAACAAATCTATATTTCAGCAAAAACGACAATGGTGATAAATAAATATAAATATGTAAAACTAGAAGATAATATAAAAGTTTCTAATAAAGTATATGTTAATCCGACGAGTGATTTACCAGTAGAATACGGGATATTCGATAATAAAATGAATAAATTTAAAATTGTTGATAGTACACTTGATAAAAATATTAAGACACAGAAAGATAAAATATCTAAGAAAGCAAAGAGTAATGGGAGAGTGTGTGAAACATTCGATAGTAAATATATCCTAAATATATATAATCGCCTATTACAACAAAAAAATAATATAAACCCGGATGTACATATATCGAAAAAGGTAGAATTATGTAATGTTATAGAATATATGTTTAGGTATTTAAAAGAAATAAACGACTCTTCTAAATATTTTATTTATATAAAATAAATATTGATTTTCGTAATATTGATTTTCGTAATATTGATTTTCGTAATATT